ATCAGGTTGGCGATCGTGGAAGGCTGGGCGCCCAACCAGCGGTTGGCCAGACTGGAGTAGACCAGCAGGTCCCCGTCCAGCTTCGGGTTGTGGGTGACGTTGTTCAGGTTCTCGACGCTGAGGTTGGCCGTGCTGGCGTTGGCGGTCTTCACCCACTGGGAAGTTGTTGAACTCCAACTAAAAATTGCGGACTGGTCCTCAACAAGATGAGCCTCTCCCTGGGTCGGCATGTCAAATTGCCAGTCGAATGAACCGCCTGAACCCTTGGTATAAAAGGCGACCTCATTGGTATGCCCCACCCAGTCGCCGGTGGGAGCGGTGCCGACGATGTAGTATTTCCCCTGAACGTGCGCCAAGTCTGCCGGCGGATCGTTGGAAATGCTTTGCACTGCGACCGAATGGGCCAAGCCAACGGCCAATTGTTCGACCTGAAGATCGACATAGGCTCGGCTGGCAAGGCTCCCGGTCAGCGTGAACTTGTTGGCGGCGGCGTTCCACACCGGCACCTGATCATTGGCCGGGACCACCCCCACAAAGTCGGACGCCGAGATTAGCGGTTGCGGCGGGGTGATGTCCAGGGATGCCGGATTCACGCCGATATTGCCAGGCGTTCCACCCGGCAGCCTTGTGCCGCCAGTGCCCGTGAACACCGACACGTTGCCGGTGGCGAGATCGATGTACTGGTCACCCGGCAACGGCGGGAAGGCGGTCGGGTCAGGCTTGGTATCCGCCGCCATGCCGTAGCGGTTCCCGGCGGATCCCACCTGCGCGGGATCGAAAGCCCCGGTGCCCAGATAAATGATCGGGGAAGTTATATACTGAGGCTCCCAGCGGGTGTTGGTCGCGTTCCAGATCGGAACCATCCCGTCCTCGGCCTTGGTCAACTCCGTGCAATCGCTAAGCTGCTCCAGCTTCAACTCGGTGCCGACATACCCGCGCACCGCCGACACGGTAACCAGGGACGTGTCCTCCGCCGGGTCAGCCACCGGCACCAGCGTGAAGTCGCCGGCCACGATCCGGTCGGCTTCCTCACCCAGCGTGTTGGCGGAAAACGCCAACGTGTCGATGCCGTCCAGAGTGCTCGATGCCTGCCATGCGTTTGCCGTGGCGTCAAACCTGAGGAACTGATTGTCCGTCCCGGGTGGCAGGATGTTCGCCAGGGGAACCGAATCCCAGCGGGTGAACGCCGCGTTCCACTGCATCACATCCTTGTCAGCGTTCCCGTTCGGGGTGACCACGGGAGCGGCACCGCCCACCCATTTATCCAGGCCGACCGACCAGCGCAGGATCTGGCCTTCCACGGTCCCCTTGTCCAGACCGGGATCGCCTTTCGGGCCGATGTCCCCCTTCGGCCCGTCGATGCGGCCGAGCGCGACCCACCCAGCAGGCGGTTGCGCCGGAACGGCCGGATGAAGCGGCGGGTCCCCGGGGTTGGTCCCCGGCACTTCCGGCACCGCTGGGGCGGCTGGACCGGCCGAGGCTTGAGGATTACCCGGGTCGTAGATGTACAGTTCTTTCGTGCCAGTCACCAGCACCGTCGTCAAAACCGCCGGCCTGGCTGGGAGGTGGTCGGCAAAGTCCACGCTTGCCGAGATCTTCAAGGTCTCACCCGCCGGACCCTGAATGTTCCCCCCGTTGATCCACGACCCAGAAATTTCATCGTAACCATAGATGCTTTTTGTAGACAATACAATCCTTAACTCACCCGCCAACCCAGCTTTTGGCAGATCCTCCGGTTTCGCCACCGGCGTATTGAGGAACACGGGAGCGCGGAAGCTGCCACCCTCGTCGATGCCGGTCTTGAGGAATTCCTTGATGTCGATCTTGTACGCGATGCCGGTGGCCGGATCGGCGAACGCCACCAGGCTATCAACCTTGGGTGTTCCCTGCGGTAACTCGTCAATGCTGCGTTGCGACATGGTCTAGCTGCTCCGCCGGGTGTTGATGGGTGAATGGGGTTGCTTGCTGTTGCCGATCGGATCGTAAATTTCTTTATCCCAAAGAATGGCGTCTTGATCCTCGATGACCGGCTTCTCGCTGTAAGGCCGCTCATCAGCGCATTCCAGCGCGAGCAGGCAATCATTCTGCTCGATCACGCTGCTGATCTCGAACACCCGGTTCTTCCACTCCAAGCGCCAGTTGGCCTCGCACTTGTCCACCAGGGAAGTCTTGCGGATCGTCACCGTGTGCGAGTAGGTGATGCTGGACCGTCCGACCGACAGCGCCGTGCCACCACCGGAGCCGACCACCTCGGCGTAGACCGGCCCGTGCCGGTCCCAGGTGATGATGTCCTGGCCGAACTCATCCTTGGCGTACTGCGGCTCCAGCAGCACCACGCGGTCCTTCAGTCTCCCCGCCTCGATGCCGGCCATCAGCGATAATCTCCGCTGTCGAATTCACGGAGGATCATGTCCACCCCGAACGCCAATGGACCGCCGACGCTGGCGTTGGCCTCCCGGTTCAGGAACCAGTTGCCCACCAGCATCTTGATTGCCACCTTCAGACCTTCCGGCACCTCCCTGTCATCCACGGCAAAGCCAGCCGTGAATTCGATGGTGACGCTGTAATTCTCCTCCATGATCGGGTAATCCAGCAGACTGATCAGCGGTGGATTACCATCCCAGCTCTTGAAGTGAATCCCGTCCGGTTGCCAGTTCGCGTTGACCAGATCCCCGTTGGCGTCATACTCGCTGACCTTCAGCAGCGGGGAAGGCAGCACCTCGGCATGCGAGTCCCCGGAAACCCGCTGCTTGGGCGCGATCACAAGGTAATCGCCGGCCGACAGGCTCAGCCAGTTGGGATTCGGACGCTGGCCTTCCACATAGAGCACCACATCACCGATCGCCACGGTGGCTTCCGCCTGGACCAGCGGACGCCGTGGCAGCTCGATGAAGTCATGCTCCAGCGTGTCGATTGTGTACGACCAGCGCTGGTGAGTGATGCTGATCCGGCAGTAATCCTCACAAAAATTCTGCGCCGCCTTGATCAGCCCGGAGATGTACAGGTCATCATCCCCGCCATCGACGCGGAGATGTTGCTTCATGTCGGCAAGGGAGACGGCCAGCGCCGAAGGCTTGCCGATCTTCTTCAGGATCGGCCTGGCACCGCTAGAAACATGGTGCCGGGATGCCCTCATTTCGCGGCCCTCTTTCTGGTGGTCGGCTTGTCGGCGTGCTCGTCATCCTTCTGCGGCAGCGTGTCCACCGCGATGGCGTAGCCGGCCTTGATCAGGTCGGCGGCCTCGGCCTTGTCCCGCTCGAACAAGTCGCCTGGCATGATCAGGAAAGTGGGAGACGCCATGCACTCCAGCGCCTGCAAATGAACCATCGCCATTATCGGATCCCCTTAGAAAAAGGACCGGCAGGTTGCCCCGCCGGTCCCGAGACATCAGAGGCCGGCGATTACTTCCACTTCATGGCCATCAGAGCCTTGTTGTTGACCACCTTGGCGTCGGTCCTCATCTCGGCGAGGAAGGCCGACTGGTTGAACTCGAAGTACCTTTCATCCGAACGCTTGAGCGTCAGGCTCATCGCGTCGCGGATGATGTACTTGCTGAGATCACCGAACACGGCGGCCACACCGCCGGTGGTGGTTGCCGACGGCAGGCTGTTGTCGATCACGATGGGGTGACCGAACAAGCGAACCGGAGCCATCGGGTCGCGGTAGTCGGTGACGAACACCGGCTCACCCGTGGTGGCATAGCGCAGCTTTTGCACCGCCGCCAGCGTGGCGTCAGACATCACGAAGGACCCGCCGGCGCGGTAGGCCAGGTCGACCTTGTTGCGCAAGGCCAGCAGGTCATCCACCGAGATGGCGCCGGCTGCGGTGGTGGAGCCACCGTCACCAGCCCCGACGGCGTAACCTTGCGGTTGTCCCGTCCCGGTGCCCAAGGCAAAGTGATCCGCCTGGATGCGCGCGATGCGTGCGGCCAGGAGCTCACCCAGCAACTCGGGGATGCTGATGGCGCTGTCTTGCAGAAGCTCCATCGACACCAGAACAATCCCAGAGGTGTACTTGTAGGCCTTCAGTTGGACCTGACTGAAGGTCACATCGGAAACCGCTTTTTGCGCATTTTCCGCAACAATGGATCCCTTCACGGCAGTGTCGTCCACCACCGGGATGTCGATCTCGTGCCCGCCATCGGTGCGCAGCACCTTGCAGTAGTTGCGCAGGTTGGCGGTGTAAAGCATGTACTTCTCGAACGCGCTGGCAAGCAGCTCGGTCGGGACCAGGAATCCACCCTTGGCGCCGGGAGTGGTGGCCTGGGGGTCGGTACCGCGCAGGGTCATCGGCTTGGCCGACAGCGTGATGGGCTGCATCCGCTTGGTCAGGTCAAACCCGATCTCGCGGGCGGCCTTCACCATGCTGTCCGTCGCCAGTCCGGCGGGCTGGAGGAACCAACCGCGCAAGGCCAGATCACGACGAGCCATGGCGGCGTTGTCGTTCAGGTCGCGAACGAACTTGGGAGCGCCGGGTTTCACCATCCGGGTGGACTGGGGAGCCACCTTCGGGGTCTCCACGGGAGCCGCGCTGCGGGCTTCCGCCATCTCGACGGCGTCCTCGGCGGCAACGGCCGCGTCCTCGGCTATGGAAACTTCGTCGGCCACTTCGCCGACCTCGGCCTCCAAGGCGCCGACGCGCTCGGTCACGTCACTCAGTCCGGCTTTCAGCTCGTCCATCTCAAGTCTCTCCTCTGGGGTGAGTTCTCTTGTTTCAACCACAGACAAAAGCGCCTGTAGCCTTTCCCTAACTTCCATCGAAAAAACCTCCGGTTAAGGGAACTAATGCGTGGCAGTCTACCGACCGGCCCGCACTGTCACCCTGTGAAGCAGTTCCAGGAGCGCCAGCTTGTCACGGTCCATGCGCTGCTGGTGGTCCCGCATGGAGCGGACGGCCAGCGTGGTCTCGGGATACGCCGGCATCGAGACGGCCGACACCTCATGGAGCACCAGATCGTTGATCGTCCGCCGGCGCAAACGCGGGTTGGACTCATGCGGTTCCCATGCCTCGGAGTTCCGTTCCGGCAGGGTGAACCCGAAAGACATCTGGTCGCAGTCCCCACGGCGGACCAGTTCCGCCAGATCCCTGGCGAACCCGGTATCCGGCAGGTCGATCTCCACCGCCAAACCTTGGTCGGTGTCGTTCAGGCGCAGGGTGCCGTTGGAGCGCCGGCCAAGGAGGAGCCGGCTGTCGTGGTTCCAGAAGCCACGCACATCCTGCGAGGAATCCAGCGAACGCTTGAATGCCCCGGGTGCGATCCGCTCGATGAACCCGCCGAGGTCCTCGCTGTCGGAGTTGTAGACGGCGGCCAATCCCCGCAGGGTTTTCCCCTCGGTGTCAACGCCGGAAAGCTTGGACAGTCTGCGCTCGATCATGGTTAATCCTCGGTGTCCCCGTTGTCTTCCTCTAGGGTGGTGGGGGAGTTGGACAGCGGGTCCACCGAGGAGTCTGTAACCGGCATTTCCCCGGCCGGCGCCCTGGCACCCACACCCTTGCCAAGCGGTTGCATGTTGAGCGGTTGCAGGTACTGATCGCCTTCCGGCCCGATGGGATCGAGGCCTTCCAAACGCCGGCAATCATTGGCCGACAGCCAGCCCCAGTTGCGGGCCACCGCCATCGCCTGC